GGAGCAAATCTCACTGCCGTAGGCTACGGTGCATTAGATGCCAATACTACGGCTGCTAATAACACTGCCGTGGGCTATGATGCTCTTGGCGCAAACACTACCGGAGCAGGTTTAACAGCTGTAGGTTCTTATGCTTTAGACGCCAATACCACAGCTAATAATAGTACGGCGGTGGGGCATTTTGCTCTAAGTGCTAATACTACAGGGGCTAATAATATAGGAATTGGCCTTGATGCATTGAAACTCAATACGACCGGAGCAGAGAATGTAGCGGTTGGCAGTTATGCTTTAGACGCTAACACAACCGCACATTCCAATACCGCTATAGGCCACCAGTCGCTGGGAACCAACACCACCGGCGCTGACAATGTGGCCGTGGGCAACAGTGCTCTAGCTCTCAACACTACAGCTAGTCGCAATACCGCTGTTGGCAAGGGTGCCGGTTATACTAATACAACGGGGACCATCAATACATTCCTTGGCTATTACGCTGCTTTTGCAAATACTACTGGCGGTTATAATGTAGCAGTCGGCGATTCATCTTTAAGATTTAATACCACAGCGTCTAATAATGTAGCAGTGGGCTATGGTGCTTTGTATACCAATGTAACCGGCGCAAGCAATACAGCGGTCGGCCATAATTCTATGGGAAGTAATACAACCGGCGCAAGCAACGTGGCTGTTGGAATAAATGCTCTTGGTGGAGGAACCACGGGTTCTAATAACGTAGCGATTGGCAATGGTGCTATGAATGCTGCCAACACCGGAGCTAGTAATGTGGCAATCGGCCAGCACGCCTTGGATGCCAATACTTCAGGGACACTTAATCATGCTATCGGTTTGCATTCTTTGGGTCAAAATACGACAGGCTCTAATAATGTGGCTATGGGCTACGGTTCTCTCAGTGTAAATACCACGGCTAGTAATAATACATCCATTGGCCATAATACGATGGCTGCGAACACCACCGGAACTAGTAATGTAGCAGTCGGCGCTAATGCCCTCGATGCCAACACAACGGCTTCTTATAATATAGCGATTGGTGATGGTGCATTGGGTACAACTATAACCGGCGCTCAGAATGTGGCGGTGGGTCATGCAGCCCTTAATTTGAATACCAATGTTAATAATACGGCTGTGGGATATAATACTCTGGCTGCAAATGCTGGTGGTGCTTATAACACAGCCGTGGGTCATGCAGCCCTTGATGCCAATACATCGGCTTCTAGTAATTCTGCTTTTGGTGTCAATGCATTGGGTACTAATACGACGGGAGCAGAGAATGTAGCGGTTGGCCAAGGTACATTGGATGCCAATACAACGGGAGCTGGTGGAGTTGTTTTAGGTTATGGGGCTGGAAGCGGTGTTACAACCGGCGGTTATAATACTATGGTTGGCTACAATGCCGGAACGCATAGCGTAGCCACGACTACTGGAGCAGGAAATGTGTTCATCGGCAATGGCTCACATTCTTCTGGCGCTACTGTAGCAAATGAAATGGTTATTGGGGCAACCGCAAATTCACAAGGTAAAGGCACAGGCACAGGGTTTATTACTGCTGGTTCTGGTGCAATGTATCAGGGTAATAACGGCACTGCATGGACAGCAACCTCAGATCGCCGAATTAAGAAAGACATCGTTCCCAACACAAAAGGGTTGGAGGCGATTGTCCAGATTGAACCTAAGTATTTTTACTACAAATCTGATGAGGAACTGCAAGAAGAACTTCCCGGAGCGGTAGAGAATCTGCCCCTTAATGAACGTAAAACTTCTGCGATTGCTCAAGAACTCGACCCGATTTTCCCTGAAGCAATCGAGCGCAGGGGCGAGCATGACATCATGTCGGTCAATACTGATCCAATCTTTTGGTCGATGGTAAACGCAATCAAGGAACTATCCGCTGAAATCGATGAACTGAAGAAATGGAAAACTAACCACACTAATGAATCTTAACCTAGGAGAGAAAAATGGATAATGAACTTACTGATGAAGAGATTGCTGGACATTTCTCAGCTATGGATGATAGTGTTAATCTAATCAATGCTACTGTGGCTGATGATACAGAAGCTTTTCAAATGTTCAAGACTGAAGAGGAAGTAAAACTTATGGTAACCCGGAATACCGATCATCTTGAAATTCAAGCTGAGAAGGACTGGTATAAGGATTCCTCGAATAGCAAAACATCTTATGACGATGCAGTCACGGCTGGTAAAGCCTACGTGGCCGCATAGAAAGGAACATATCTATGACTGAAGAAAGTAATGTAATCAATATCAATGGTAATGATTATGAGCAATCTGATTTAACAGATCAGCAAAAGTATTGGATTAGTCAAGTACAGGATTTACAACAGAAGCGTCAGGCTACTCAATTTCAACTAGATCAAATTGTTATAGCATCGGATTCTTTTATGAATATCCTAATTGAGAGCTTATCCGAGAAGCCAGAACCTGTGGAGAATCCCCTAGATAAACTGGCAGGTACGGCATAATATCGAGAATTGGAGAACCAATGTTTGCAAAAATATCTTGTGCGATTCTTGGGATTTTTCTTCTGACTGGAAACGTATATGCACAAGAGGGAAGTGTTACACTAAGACAGACTCCTCAACTTGTTAATTCTTATTGTGGTATCTCTACAGTATTGGCAGAAGCACAGAAAGATGATCCAAAAGTTTTTGTAGGAGTTATAGATGAGAGTAACATTTTATATGTGACATTAGATGAGAATGGGTTCTGGACTGTTGTTATAGATAATCTGAGTGGTGTAGCTTGTGTATATTTCATGGGACGAGTTGGAACTCCCTTGGCAGGTACGGACGAAAAGACGAAAAAGGATACAGATTTAAAAGAAAATATTGGGAGAAGGATAAATGGCAAGCACATATACAAGTAATCTTCGTCTGACCAAGCAAGCGGATGGAGAGAATCCTAATAGTTGGGGACAGATTCTTAATGATGGAGTTATTAGTCTTGTAGACGAAGCAGTAGCTGGATATACTGAAGTATCTATTGGCAGTACTGTTAGTGTTACTCTGACTAATAATACAGGTTCCGGTGATCAGGCTCGGTCTGCTATCCTAGAAATTAATGGTTCTATTGGTGGTGCTCATACATCTATCTTTGTCCTTATTCCTAATAATTCAAAGACGTATGTTGTTCGGAATTCTGTATCGTATAATAATGCTAGTGATGCTGTTATTCTTCGTGTTGCTGGTAGTGTTGGGGTAACTATTCCTTCAAGTTCCAATACGTTTGTAATTACAAATGGAACTTCGGTTTATAATGTTACTCCTACAAAGTTTCCAACTGCTATAACTGTACAGGGAGCAGCTACTTTTGAATCGACAGTTACTGTATCTGGAACAGGAACATTCAAGGGTGATGTTCATGTAAGTAGTAAGGTATGTGCTTCGGCATTCTATGGAGATGGTCTTAACATAACAGGACTTCTTCCTACGGGAGTTATATTACCTTACGGTGTTACAGCGGCACCAACCGGGTATAAATTATGTGATGGTTCTGATCATAATCGTACTGGTACTTCAACCTCTGCCTTGTTTACTGTTATTTCGACTAAATATGGTGCTGGTAATGGATCAACTACATTTAATGTTCCTGATCTTGCTGGTAGATTTATGGCAGGAATTGGCTCTGGATTAACTAGTGTAACAGCAGGAATGATTATTGGAACTACCATAGGTAATACTGGTGGTGTACAAGCTGTAACATTGACAGAGGCACAACTTGCTTCTCACGATCATGATTATAATGGTTACGTTTCAACATACCAAGATGGTAATGAGCATTCTGGTTTTTACTCACCTAAATTAACTGGAGCTGGTGTGTGTGTATTAGGTACTAGTACTGCTGGTAGTGATGGCGCACATAGTAATATACCTCCTTCATTGATTGTGCAATTTATTATCAAGCTTTAATATGACAACTCAACTAGCAAAATTTGATTTTAAATCTGGTTTCAACAGAGAAACTACGCAGTATGCTGAGGGGCAAAGTTGGTACGATGGAAATCGTGTTCGGTTCAGGGCCGCTCGTCCTGAGAATATGAGAGGATATGAAACCAGAGCAGAGGGAACTACCTTTGACGGTTCAGCCCGAGATCTTCTGGTATGGTCTGATGTTGATAATGTAGGTCGAGCGATCTTTGGAACTCCTGATAAACTCTACGAACATGATGGAGATCAAATATATGATATCACCCCAATAGTAACGGCTGTACCATTAACAAACTGTTTTGGAACCTCTTCTGGATCAACTAGAGTATCTTGCTCAGATACTGCTCATGGTGCAAAGGTTGGTGATTATGTTTTTTTTACAACTTGTGGAGCTATTGGAAGTAGTGGTGTTAATTTAAGTCTTAATGTATATCCTATCATTTCTGTTGAGAGTGCAAATGCATTTACAATTAATGTAACAGCAAATGCTGATAGTACAGAAACAGGAGCGGGTTCGGCAACCTTTAATTATTATATACCCACTGGATATTCAATAGCTGCTGCCGGTCTGGGCTATAGTGCTGCAAAGTATCAAGCAACGGTATGTGCCTCAGATACAAGGGCATGGGGTCAACCTGCCTCGGCTAGTGCCTCCGGGCTTGTTTTTAATATTACACAGTGGAGTTTAGATAACTGGGGAGAGGATGTAATAGCTAATCGGAAAGGAAGTAATATATTTTATTTTAATACTCCTGAAACTGGTGATCCTCCCCGAGCCACAGCAGTTACCACATCTCCGGTTAGTGTAAATTCCATTGTTGTGTCTCCTAATGATAGACACTTGATTGCTCTGGGTGCTAATTCATATACAGCTGCATCTGTAGTAACTGGTCCTTTCAATCCCATGCTGGTTCGATGGTCTGATCAGGATGACAGAACTAATTGGACTCCCTCGGCAACTACAACATCCGGTGAGGTAGTTCTGACAGATGGTACTAAAATTATTGGAGGTCTCCGAGCAAAGAATGCTATTAATATTTGGACTGATAATGCATTATGGCTTATGCAATTTGTTGGGCCACCTTTTACATTCAGGTTCGAACAAGTCGGAACAAACTGTGGTCTTATTGGTCCTCACGCTGGGATTGACTATAATGGTGTTACTTACTGGATGGGCTACGATAACTTCTACAGGAATACTGGTCAGGTAGAAGTTATCCCGTGTACAGTACGCAGATATATCTTTAATGATATTAATGCTTCTTATTATGATAAAGTATATACTGGAATTAACTCTGAGTTCAGAGAAATTATATGGTTGTACGCCTCAGGAACAGGAACCGAATGTGATAAATATGTAATTTTTAATCCTGAGGAAAGTTACTGGGTATACGGTGATATGATCTTTACCACTTTTGCAGATAAGGAAATTTTTGGAAATACAATTACCACAGGAGTTACGGCTGCTGGAAATAATATTTATAATAATGAACCAGTATCTATATTTACAGGAAATGGGGAAACTCTTATATCTTTTGTTGAGTCTGGTGATTTTGATGTGGCTGATGGTAATGCCATTATGTTTATGAATAGGGTTATTCCAGATTATGATTTATCCGGTGGTAAAATTAAAATGAAGATCATTACCAAGGAGTATCCTGAGAGTACAGATAGTGTGACAAAAGAATTTGATATCTTTAATACAACACAAAAAGTAAATTTTAGATCTAGAGGAAGGCAAGCAAAAGTGAGGGTATCTTGTGCGTCTAATAATGCAAGCTGGAGATGGGGATCAATTCGGCTTGGACTGCAAGGAGATGGGGGTAGGTAATGGCAAGATACCCTACACTACCTTATATGATTGGGAACAACGACCTTCAACAAATATACCGGGAGGTTCAAAGATGGAGTTCAGTACTTATTAGTGAATTAGATAGTCGTGATCTTAAAGTTGATACAAAACCCTCAACTAATATTTATAGGGTTGTTACAGTTACAAGCATAGGTAGACCAAGTAAAGGAGACATTGCATACTCTGCAAGTACAGGGAAGTTTAAAGGATATGTAAGTCTTGGTTCCACAACAGAATGGCAGGATTTAAATTAATGACAACATTTAGTGAACATTTTAATCTTGTGAATAGTAGTACTCTTCTGGGGAACTACAATACAGGACAGGCTATTGATCCCTTTCATCGACGGCTCGATGAGAAGCAGGAGCAGTTTGGGAAAATGAAGAAGATAGGATATAATGATAGTAACTTTATAGCAGAGCAGACATCTCCACAATCTAATTATGGAAGATTAAAGTAATGGCTTTAGCTGAAATGTTGCAAGCAAGAGAGACTATTAGTGGTGAGCCGGGTGCTCCTCCTAGTATGGAAATGATGTCTGCAATACAAAGTGGTTCTTCGGGAGCACCTCCACAAGGCGGTCCTCCACAAGGTGGTCCTCCCCAAGCTGGTAACATGCCTGTCTTCGTTCCTGAGGGAGGACAAAAGGAAGAGCCTTCTTTAAATGCCCAATTAAAAAAGGTAGTTCCATATCTTACGGCTTCGCTTTCTGAAGATGCAATTAAACCTAAGATTCTTGAAGAGGCTGAGGAAGCAAAGAAAGTAGAGGCCACAGAAGCTCTGCAACAATTGGCGGCAATGGAAAATCCAGCCATAGGAAGATTAAGTCAATCTGCTATAAATCCTCAGATAGCTATGGAAGATGGAGGGCTAATTAGTCTGGCAGCAGGAGGAGAGTTTTCTGGAAGAGTACCGGGTACGGGACACGGAATGGAAGATAATGTTCGTATGCCTATTAAAGAAGGTGGGAAGGATGTAGCCACTCTTGCTGTGAGTCCTTCTGAATATGTGGTAGATAGTCATACAATGGCGGCTCTGGGTAATGGCAATGCAGATCGGGGAGCTGATGTTATGGATGAAACTGTAAAACAAATTAGACAAAAGGCATATGGTTCAGATAAACAGCCCAGAGAAATAAGCGGACTGGCTGCTCTAAAACCATTAATAGAAAGGGTTTAAACAATGGGTATGTTATCTTCATTATTTGGTTTTGGTGGTAGTAAACCGGCCACACAACAGACAATTCAAGCTTCAAAACTTCCTAAGGAAATTGCTCCTTTTGCTAAGGATGTTCTGGAAGATGCTCAAAAATTATACGAAGCACAGATGGAAGAAGGATATAAGCCCTACTTAGATCCGACTATAGCTCCCATGACACCGGAGCAACTACAAGCTCAGGAAGGTCTTAAGGGTCTGGTTGGGACGTCTAGACCACTTCAAGAAGAGGCTCTGGGAATGTACCGGGCTGGGGCAGATAGATTTACAGATCTTTCTCCTGAGCAAATGGAAGGCTATATGTCCCCGTATCAACGTGCTGTTACAGATATAGAGAAACGGGAAGCTCAGAAAGTTTTTGAGAGTCAAATTATGCCGCAATTTGAGAAACAGGCTGTCTCGGCTGGGGGTATGTCTGGTATGGGTTCCAGAGCTGGTGTTCAGGCTGCACAACTTGGTCAGGCTCAAATGCAGCAAATGGGAGATATTGAAGCGAAGGGATTACAAGCTGCTTATCAAGATGCACGAAATTTATTCCAACAGCAACAACAGGCACAAAGATTAGCAGCCGGGGATATAGCAGGAATGGGTCCAGCTATGTTAGCCTCGGGTATAAGTGAGCAAGGTTTGTTATCAACAATTGGAGAACAGAAACAGGCTTTGGGACAGCAAGCCTTGGATGAAGCTTACTATAGATATCTGGAAGAGCAAGCATACCCACAAGAAAAACTTGCAGGTTATTCAGGATTTGTTTACGGTAATCCATTAATGCAACAACGTGATGTGACAACTACCAGACCTGCTCCACAAGGTCCAAGTACGGGATCACAACTTTTGGGTCTGGGAATGACTGCTGCCAAGATGTACGGCATGGGTGGTGGCTTTGGAAATGCTCCCGGAGGATTTAGTTGGGGTAACTTATTCAAGAAAGAAGGAGGTGGATTATCTTCTCTTCCGGTTGTGTATAGACAAATCGGGGGTGGTGATCTTGATGAGGGTGAAGCTACCAATCTCTTAGCACTATCGGAGGAAGAAAGAAACGAAGCTGAAAAATTAGCAATGAGAAAGGCTAGTCCTACAGATAGAGTTGAAGCTGAAATAAAGAAAGCTACGGATAGGCTTAGAGCAGGTAGGCTTTCTTCAGAAGAGTACCAAACTAAACTTGAGGAAGATGCTAGTAATCTGAAAGGTTTATATACACGTCGAGCAGGAGAGAGAAAAACAGCCAGCCAAGCTTATCAAGATAGAGTAGACGAGGCAAGAAAGCAGACCTTTGAAGAGCAGCGAAGACTGGTTCCCACAGGACATCCCGGTTACGTACGAGCTATGAGATCCCTTCTTCGGGGAACTCCAGCAGGAGCACCCCAAAGAAGTTTTATAGAGTCTTTACTAGGTGGAACAACTGAATATCTAGGAGGAATGCAAGAAGGTGAAGCAGCTCAGCAGAAGGCACTTAGGGATATCGAGAAACGGAGAGGTACAGCAGAGCTTTCAGATTTAAGAGATTACGAAACTCAACGAGCGGCTGATGAAGCAGCAGCTTTTAAAGGTGAGTTAGATCTTATTAAAAATGTTAATCCGTCACTCTGGAAAGAAGCACAGAAAAAAGAAGCACAACTAAGAAAAGCAGGTCTTGATGAAGCTCTTATACGAACACAGATGAGACATTATCTAGGACAGGCACAGTATAATAAGGCAAGAGCTTTAAAGGAGGCAGGAATTGGAGCTGACATTAAGCCCGGTGTTTATAACGCCATTCGAGGAACCTTCAAAGATATGGTTGAAGGCGGTATGTTCACAGGTGTGCCAACGGCAGACGGTGGTTTCAGGATTACCGGAATTAGAGGTAAGGGCCAGATTAAACCAGCAGATACAGCGGAAATAAATAAGATTCTGGCAGATGCTTTAGAAATAAAGGATGTAGCTAAGGCTGGTAAATTTATTCAAGATAAATTAGCAAAGTTTGGAGTGGAAAGACAAGATCCGATTCCACTCCCAGAAAATAAGGCTCACCATATAGTAGGTCATAAATATAAAGTAAGGATGGGAGGAAAGGATAAGGTAGTAATATTTAGGGGAGACGATAGTTTTGAGGATGTTGACGAAAAGGAATAGGAAAATAATTAATGGCAACTTATTCTAGTTCTGATTTTGAAGTAATAGAAACTCCTTCTCCTCCAGAGGGGGGAGGAGGTAGGAGAACTTATTCTAGTTCTGATTTTGATGTAATAGAAGAAGAGTCTACCCAAGAAGCAGGACAGAAAAAAGTAGAACTGACTATGGACGATCTCAATGCCAACACGGCTTGGCTTGGGGCGGCTAATAAAATCTACGAACACGAGGCAGGAAAGAAGTTCGAGGCCGGGGACGATGGCTACGATAATATTTCTGATTGGTTTAAGAAACGTCACGCTAATCTGGGATGGCAAATTGATAACATGATTCTGACAGCGGCTGATGTTGAGACTGATGCCTTTGGAGAGATGAGTGATGAAGTAAAGGAAGCATGGGGTGACTCACTGGATATATGGGAGAGGACTAAGGGAGATGCAGCCTCTACTTGGAGGGCGCTTGGTAGTGCAGCAACAGATTCTGCAAATCTCCTAAGTGTAGCTGCTGCGGTGGGTGCTGGTGTATTAGGTTCGGTTGCTGGTCCCGGTGGTACTGTAGGAGGAGCAACTGCTGGGTGGATGGCAGGTCAGGTAGGAAAGAAAGCTGCTATGGCTGCATTTAAAAAAGCATTAAGAAAGCATCTTACCAAACAAAATTATTCAAAGGAAGCTATTAAAGAGGCTGTGGACCTCGGGGCTACGAAGTTAATATCAAAAGAGGTTCTTGAAAGAACATCTAAGCAAGCTGCCAAAACTGTCGCTAAAAAGAAGTATGCAAAATTAGGTGCGATTGGTGGTGCATGGGCTACCGCTGAGTCTCTTCCCCGACAACATTTTGAAAAAGCAGTTGGTAAAGAAGGTGCCGAGGGTATTACTCCTGTAGAAACGGCATTTGATGTACTCTTAGGTGCGGGAGCTGTTGCTGGCTTACCACTTGTAGGAAAGGGTCTTAAGAAAGGATACAGAGCACTCCGAGGACGGGGCGATGATGTTGTTACGGAGGGAGTCGAGGAGGCAGCAGAAACAGTAGCAAGAGAAGTTATTGATGAGGCGCAAGTTGGTACAGTAGGTGTACCAAAGCTTGATTGGAGACCCGGTGTAACTAGTGGATCAACTCCTATAGCCGGGAAGCGTCTTATAGGAGAAGCTGATGAGGTACTTGCCAGAGTTGGAGAAGATGTAGTAGATGGTCCCAATCAAAAAGTAGTTAAGATATCTGCCGATGAAATTGTTGAGGGTGCTCCTGTACAAAGAACTCGTATTGTGGAGACGTTGGCTAAACTTAATACAAAGGCTGGTCGCTTGTTGTCTTCCAGTGCAGCTCTTCCCAAGACTCTGATGAATGCTGCTATTCGCAGAGAGAGACACGACAAGGCAATGGTGCTGGACATCAAGAAATCTCTACGAGATATTACTATAGCAGCCAAGCAAGAAAAGGCACCGGATGACCTTATTAACAAGTTTCTTGATGGTGATGAGATTGAGAGAGAAGCTGCACAAGAGATTTTATCTCGACTTGGCGATGGCAACGGCGAAACATTAAAGGCTCTTCGGGGAGCACAAAAAAAGATTGCAGATAATGAAACAAAACTTAATGATATCTTAGGGCTTAAAGGAACTGAAAAGTTAGGTGTTAATAGAACAGACGGGGAGCTGTATCTTACCCGAACCTTTGAGGCCCATCATAATCCTGCCTATCTAAAACGTATACAGAAAGCTTTAAAAGGAGAAAAAGTAGATGGTGCCTTCCTAACAAAAGTGCAGAATGCCCGGACACATCTAAAAAGTGATGAGGCCACCAAGCATTTGTCTAACGATGAAATAGATGGAATGATAGAACATCTTGTTGCGAATCTTGCAAAGCCTCAAGAAGGAGACTTTCTTCTCTCGCTAGGTAAGCAATTAGATGCTCTTGTGGGAAGGACGGCATTGGGTGCACACGCTGCTACTATTTTAAAAAAACGGGGAAAATTTGATAAATCTATTCTCAGACTTCTGGGAGAAAAAGAAAGCGGTGTCCAGAAAATATCTGAAACACTTACTAAACAAAGACAACTTCTTAGCCATCTTGAATACGTTGCACAGGTAGACAATTTTGCCAAGTCAGCTCTTCGTCAATCTGGTGATGTTGCCACGGTGAAGTTAGGAGGGTTCCTTAGCTTTCTTCCTAAACAAGAAGTGAAGATGGTCAAGGGAAAACTTCAGATTGATGCCGGGGAGAATCTATTCGATCTAACAGAGAAAGCTGCTGGAAGCTTTGCTAAAAGTAGTACAATGTTAAAAGATATTTATACCTCCCCACAATTTTATCGATATATAGATAGAGGTATAAATTACTGGACGCCTCAAAGTGCAGGAGGGCAGCTTTTTGGTAATGTATTTGGTAATGCAGCGGCTTTTGGTCAGGCTACTCAAACCATCTTGGATGTTCCAGCGTATGCAATTAATACCTACGGTGCTTTCCAGTCTCTGGTATCCAATGGTTATGTACTGAATCTGGGTGCCGGAAAAGCGGCACGAAGAGCTTTATCAGATATGTTTGAACAGGTTCGTCTGAAAAATCCAGAAGCTTTAAAGAAGCTTGCAAAGTTAAAAGAGGATGGGGTTATAGATAGTGATCTCTCCTCAGAGATGATTATGAAAAATATTAATCTGTACGGGAAAGATCCGAACAGACCATTTTCCAGAGCGTACCGGGGAAGCATGAACTTCCTGAGTCGGGCTTATGGATCTCCTGATACTTACGCAAAGCTTATAGCACACGAGGTTGAATTCAATAATCTCAAGAAGATGTTTCCAAAGAGAAATGTAGATGAACTATTTGATATGGCTTCCGAGAGGGTGCGTGATGTAATCCCCTCGTACAGTGTTGCTTCTCCTGCTGCCAGACAATTATCTCAATTACCAATTGGAACTTACGCTTTGTTCCCCGCAGAGATGGTCCGAACAACAAAGAATACACTCAAGGTAGCTCTGAGAGATATTAAAGAAGGACTAATGAAAGACGCTGATGGGAAACATAATGCACGTCAGGTTATTCACGGCCTGAAGAGACTGACAGGTCTAGGGACAACTCTTACTGGCGTTGGTATGTACACTCAGAATAACAATGAGCAGCTTGGAATAACGAATGATGATGTACGTTTGATTGATGTTGTTACTCACGGGTGGGGCAAAGGAAGTAATAGATTCCATCTAACAGGAATGGAAGAAGGATCGGACGGGAAGATCTATACCAGATTTATTAACTCCACCACTTTCGATGCTCAAGATTATCTGAAGGTTCCTGTCCGACTCTTCACTGGTAGAATCTTGGCAGGGGAGGATGTGTCTGACTTTGAGGTAGAGGAAGCGGTTAAGGCTATGCAGCAAGCTGCCATAGGTCCGTATACAAATCCAAAGTTTCTTACTGAAGCCCTGATAAATGTTGTTGCTAATAAACATCCAACTAGAGACACGGCCCTGTTTCAAGACTACCGAGGGGGTGCGCTTGGTTTCATGGAAAATGTTGGGATAGGTATAGCCGAGATTGCCTCAGCTTTCGAGCCGGGAACTTCCCAAGCTCTGATGTCATGGTTTAGGGCTATGGATGCGGAGGAGGTTCAAGATCTAGCAACGAGTGCTTCTGGATGGCCTCTCCGGGAAGCTGATATCTTTAACTGGTTGTTCACTGGTATACGCACCACTACTATGGATGTTGATAAGTCTCTGGGATTTACTATGTCTAGTCAGATAAAAAATATCGAGGCAACCAATAGAGAATTTATGAACTATATGAGGGGACTCAAACCTCAACAGTTTACCCCTACTATGGCTCAGGAAATTGTTAGCAGGTATCGGGAGCTGCAAGGTATAAAGCGGGAGAACTTTACTAAGTTGGCTCAGACAATTGACCTTGCCTCAAATATGAATTACTACGCTCCTGATAAAAGTGGTAAGGAACAATCTCAGAAGTACGGTTATGATCGAGTTTTTCGAGCAGCTACAGATGATTTCTTTTATAAAGAAAATCCCGAGTTAGTTCGGGGCATAGCTGCTTCTGCAATGGAGAATGCTTCTCACGGAGCGTTTCAACCAGACGATCCGGCGAGTGATGGTAGGCTTATCAAAATACTTCAACAAAAATTCCAGAGTATAGAGCCGAGTAAGATAGATATATTAAGTATGTTGACTCAAGCTTTCATGGAAGAGATGAATGTTCCGGTCCTTGGAAAAGCACCAAGATCGCAACCGGGCCTTAGTTACAGACCATAAGAAGGAGTTAGTAATGCCAGCAGATACAACAATGATTTGGAATGCCATATTAAGTTTGGCTTGTGGTTCCTTCATATGGTGGATCAGGGGAATAAATAATCAGGTAACGGATCTTCGCAAAAGAGTAACAGATACCAGAGAAGAGTTTGCCAAGACCTACGCTACCAAGGCTGAGGTGGAGAGGGATCTTAAAAAGATTATGGACAGGTTCGATAAGCTGGAAGAAAAGCTTGATGCACTACTAATGAGGAAATAAGTTAGATGGCTGACTGGCAATACTTCACGGAGAATGAGTTACGTTGTAGCGGTACAGGGGACTGCTTCATGGATAAGAATTTCATGAAGAAGCTGATCCAACTCCGGGAAGACTATGATAAGCCCATGATAGTCTCTTCCGGTTATAGAGACATATCTTACAACACAGCAATAGGTGGGTCTCCTAACTCTGCTCATACATACGGACGAGCTGTTGATATAGTGGTAGGAGGAGAGGAAGCCTATAGACTCTTACGTCTGGCTGTGATCCACGGCTTCAAGGGAATCGGTGTGTCCCAGAGAGGCAACTTCAACAGACGTTTCCTGCATCTGGATATGATGGATGATAGTGACAAGCATCCCCGACCTTGGGTGTGGAGCTATAAGTAATAGCTTAGAAGGCTATCACTACCATCCCATAATTACTCTTGTTTCTTCTGGTACGCTGTCAATTGTAAATGGAGGATCAAATGTTATCTCCACATGTGCTCTCTGAACATTTTCCACATAACACGCTTTGGTTATACTACTAATAATATCATCAGCGAAAGGACAGAACGCACTCGTTAGAGTAGCAATGATATCTACCGAACCTTCTTTTTCATCTATGATAATATCATATATTAATCCCAAGTCATATACGTTGACACTGATCTCAGGATCATATACTTCTTTGAGATTGGCTATTATGTGATTTTTATCTATCATTTCAGAATCAACCATCAATATAGTACCCCCATATTACTAAATCCTCTGTACGGCGTTTTAAGCCCCGTACAGAAGAATAAGGATTTCCGTGTGTTCGAGGACATTTTGTCCGTGGAAGGGTATCCTAGCCTCATCCTAGAGCTTCTTTTTCTGCAACAAAGGGATCATACGGAAGATCTATTACCATATCTAAGCTAGACAGTCTGTTTTGAATATTTTCTTTCAGTTGAATGTTATTTTCCACTGTTGAACGCAAACTCCATCCCAGATCTTCAAGATCTTCTTCATCCCAGTCAGGTGACTTCAAAAGACTACCATATTTTTTTAAATATCTTTCTTTTATATGTTTAGCTCTTCCCCTCACATCAAAAATCAATTTGCTATTTATTGTGCTATTACATTCCCTACAAGAATCTACAACAGGAACAGGATCTATATAACTGGACTTCTTCTTTCTGACTGGCTCAGAAGAATAATAAGAGACAGGTATAGTATGATCTAGTGTGTCTGGATTTGATGCTCCACAATAATAACAAATTGTCATTCTATATCTACCACGGTCCCATCCTCTTGACCGACTGTGCTCGGCCCTCCTGCATCTTCTTCAGTGTCCTCTTCAAGAATTCCCTCAGAGAAATCACACTTCGATAAAAGCTGAACAACTTTTTCTTCTCCTAATACATTAAGACATCCCACAATGGCTGTCTCCAGTGTTTCCTTATCCATCAATCCAGTTGAATCGGAGTTAGCTCCCCGAACTCTGGACAATAATTCCAAAGCTTTGATTGCACTATTCGTATGCCCACTCGATTTGGCAAAGGCATACTGACCTTCAAGCTCCTCGATAACATTAACATTCGTTTCAAGCTGCTGCTCCAGTTCGTGTATCCGGTCGATTACTTCTTGCATTTGTAGCAAGCGGTAACCCTGATTGGCAGAGGAGCGGGAAGAATAGCCAGCAGCCTTTGCTGCCTCGGTTGCATTGCGGTGCAACACATAAGCTTGGGAAAACTTTTCCTGTTTATTATTCATTACTTAATATCTCATTCAGGATAGCCATACGCATATACAATCCATTTTCAATTTGTTTAAAGTAGTAGGCTCTGGGGTCTGAGTCAAACCAAGTGGGTATTTCTTTATTACGAGGGAAGGGGTGCATCACAATCATATCCTTCTTGAACTCATTTACATTATCTTTGACTAACTTATACTTACCTACAGAGCCTCTCTCTTCCTGAACTCTGGTCATATACAGAACGTCTGTCTGTTGGCAAATAAACTTTGTCAGAACTCCCGAGGAGAATATATTTATTCCTTGTCCGTACCGGAATGGAGCGACAAGATTATCAGGACTTACCAACTGAATTTTCACATTGAATAATTTCAGAACTTCCAATAGACTGTGAATTGTTCTGCCATTCTTAAGATCCCCCATCAATGTTAGTGTAAGATTATCTATTTTTCCAAATCTTTGCCAGATTGTATATAGATCTAGCAGAGTTTGTGTGGGATGTTCTCCCACTCCATCTCCTGCATTGATGATGGGAACAGAAGACACATGAGAGGCTCTCCGGGAAGCCCCTACTTCGGGATGTCGCAGGGCAATCACATCCACATAGCTGGAGAGAGTTCTGATGGTATCTTCCAGAGTCTCTCCCTTTGCCACACTGGAATACTGTACCCCATTAATAGGTAAGACATCGTAGCCTAATCTTTTCATGGCCGCAAAGAAACTTGAGCTTGTTCTGGTGGACGGCTCATAGAAAAGATTAGCTAGTAGCTTGGTAGGCTTGCCCCTATCAAAGAATAACTGGCGATTAGGCCCATTATTCTGATAGTGTTGAGCAAGATTAAACAAGGCAGTAAGGCTGTCCTTGTCATACTCTTCTATAGATAGGAGATGTCTCATTAAATTTTCTACTTCTTCATGTTGTCTCGGGAAACTCCCTTCATCTTCTCAGCGGTACGCATTGTACCTAGACCAAGCAGAGCAAGTACTAGTCCAGTAAGCTCTCCAGTTTCCAGAACTGGTAAGGTAACAGTGGGATACCACATCACCACAACCCAAGCTGCAATAGGAGCGCCAATGAATTGCCAAGCCAGAGCGAAGGCGCATATCCACATGATGCTCGGTCTAGCTCCGGCGACGAATATGGAGGGATGTTTCGCTTGTTCAAGGTTCGTAGCTGCTTGAGCCAAGTCCAGAGTAAGTAACTGTGTCTTAAACTCAGCCTCAAGCTTGGTCTTCAGATCTTTGTCCTCCACAAACTTGTCAAGAACCTTTCCTGCCACTCCCACGATTGATTCTACTATTCCAAACATTATTTAGGTTCTCCTTGTAATTCTGTTACGTGTGGTTTGCTTTCTATTTTGAAACCTCTCACGGTAAACTCCCCGTCTTCCTTATCTATGTTGTCCGCAAATAAATATATCTTAAGATCCTTAAATGCGATGCTCGCTTTAGCTACAAATTGTATCCAATCTTCCGTAGAGAAAATAGATACGTGTGCATTGGACCCATCCTTCAGTTTCTTAAGGGCCGGGAAACAAGCGACGTTAAGGAACACCATCTTATTGGCTTTGGAAAAGATCTCTTGGAGTACCCATCCCAGATCAGCCTCAGGTATGTGTTCCAGAACATCTGTGCAAATGACCGCATCGAATTTACCACTGGGTAGACTTGCATGTTCCTCATAAGCTGGATCGTAGAGAGCACATAAATCAATACCCCAATACTCAGGAAGAGGTTTATTTATTTCGTTTGTTATTGTGTGAAACTCTTCAGTGTATAAGGCTCCCTTCCCGGAGCCATAATCTAGCACAGAATCACACTCATTTTTCTCCAGATAGGCTTGGATAATATCTACAAATTTTAACAGGCTTCTTCCATTGAACATTCTGTCCGAGATATCATGCATAACTTTGTATTCTTCCAGAAGAGATGTATATTTCTTGGAAGGCTTGTCCCGATTGAAGTGTTCTCCCGGAGAGATATCCCTAGTTGTCATAGTAATCTCTGAAGACTGGTCTGGATTCTTGCTCTTCTTTGATGTCCCAAAGATCTGCTACCATTGTACCCTCCCCGTGAAAGGAAAGAATACCATCCAAAGCTGAGTCCGAGAATATTTTCTCGCAGTCTTGGGCCATTGCCAGAAGTTCTCCGGTTGTCCAGTAAGTCTCATCTTTAACATTCACTTGAATGTATTTTGGCTTGGGCGTTTCTCCACCTTCAATGTCCCCCACAGTCTCTGTCATTTCTTTCTTTGTGGGTTTCTTCCTGCAACATTCAAAGCCAAAGAGATGGATATCCCGGAACCCCATTGTGTGAAGTAGTCCGATAGAGCGCATTGCTGCACATGTCCCACCTGTAATAAGGGTAGCTCCTTTGGGTATTCCCAGCTCTTCATTAAGTTTGACTTGATGGTTCTCTATAATTGATCCTTGTTCGTTTTCTTGGCGAAGAGAATCTGTGAAGGCGTGCCAACCCCAGATGCGAGCATCACTATCCAGAAGAAAATTAGTTACAGATGGGTCTGTCATCGAAGCAATAAAGAAATTTGTCTGGGGATCAATGGTCTTGAACAAATCTTTCCGAACAATATTGTGGGTGCTTTTTCCTGTTATAGATCTTGGGTCCAGAACAACACATCCCCACGGTTTTATTTTATTTTTAAGAAGGTGGGGATAGGCATGTTTAACCGTTACCACCTTGGAGTCTGGATTTTCCTTGATAAACTTTTTCAGTTTCTTATAATCTAGATAAGGACCAGCCGATACTATAATACCCTTTTCTTTGTGCGGGGGATGCTTCGATACCCATTTCTTGGAATCAAGCAGTTCCATATTAGTTTTAATATTACTTTTGATGTAGTCCTTGGAGACACAATCTCTGGGATGCACAACAATAGGAACACGTTTCAGATCTTCAGGAATATCTTCCAAGTCAGGATTGTGAAGAAAGACTACCAGATGGGTGTGTCCTCCTCCTGCTACCTTATCACTGGATGGCAGTACATACTTTCGAGTGATTGACTTCTCGTCAAAATCTGTCCAGCCATCTTCTGTTGTTTTCTGGGCGTCTACTTTCTTTGTCTGAACCTTATCAAATACTTTTTTAATTCCTTGATATTCTTCGGGAGGCATTCCATCATCGTCGTCCTTTGTAAAGAAGTGATCACCCACTACCACCGGAATGTTTTTTAATACAATATATTCATGCTTGACTGTCTTCTCACTATTCCCGCTACCTATTAAAGCAAAGTCTACCTTATCAATATAAATACCATTAAGTGTCTCTTGTACATTACCTTTATATAATTCATAAGTAAACGTCTTATTTTTTTCATCCTTCATATGCTCTGCAAATTCATCCAGACGTTTTACTACTGCCGCCTTGGTATTGTGTGGCTTGGCATTAAACTCTTCCTTGTCTGTCTGGGTAGTAGCCTCCTCGAATAGGTCGTAACCTATGTAGTGAACCTTATCGTTGTTGTCAAAGGATGCCAGAGCCATTTCTATGGCCCTTCCCCCATTCCATGTCCCCGTCTCCAGAATGGTCTTGGGCTTATAAAATCTTATCAGATCAGCAAGCTGTCTATATCTATTAGGAAGGATGTCCGGGGAAGTTTCGGTATCAGATAAAGGAAGTATCCTGTTACCAAAACTATCTCGGGCAGCTTGCATGTCCTTATTCTTTAAGCTAATAAGAATATTATCCATATCTTCTATCTCGTGAAGAGACATGCCGTGAGAATTATAAATAGTAACAAGTCTGCCAAGAATAAAGGAACTACCCCATTCTCGATAGTTCATATACTCTCCTGACATGTAAGCTCCACGCCAATCTCCCAGCAAATCAACACTGGTTTGTCTACCAATGTTGAATGCCAGAAGGTGATCATTCTCTGGAATAGATGCAAAATCTACATCACTATCTTTCTTTGGAAAGTATCGGTCTAAGGTTGTAGTACGTATATCTTTCAGGTTAAGACAGAGAGGATCTATCCAGAGAAGCCAACAGCCTTTGTTATTAAAGGCACATTCACTTATTGCAAATACCTTGGAAGCTGTTCCAATCCCATCGAGAAGATCAGTATAAACAACAGCACCACCCTCGGTGCCATCGTGAGATTTGTTTTCTTCTATAAATGTAGTGTACTCTTCTACATCGGACAAGTTGTGATACTTAATATTCTTAGCCTTGGGCAACGAGTAATTAGATATATCCATGTCATGGTAATAACAATGGAACTCAATACTGGGTTGCCAATTATTCTTGAACTGCTCAAGAAGTCTGGAGCCATTATGTTTTAGCTCGTTCTCATCGAAGCATGTTACTACTTTATATTTCATAAGGTTTTACTTTCCCCATACCTGCCAGATAGGTGTAATCTCCGTTCCACTCTGCGGCATACTGTCCATCAATAGTTCGACCACACTCCCAGTCTTTAAACCAAGGCCCACCAGTTGTGAAGTGTACGTTCTTGGCTTCTATTCCTTCGTCAGAGTGGTTGTCCAGCCAGTTCCATTCCTCATGGATAGGGCCAATGTCTCCATCCTTATCAGGTAACCACCCAAAGCCGTGTAGCCATCTGCCTGTTTGAGTATTGACAGCCTCAACCGTAAGATTTTGATTGAGGGGATGAGCACAATTCCACAGAACAAAGCTCGACCAGTTCTTCCTTCGGTAGTTTTCCTGTACCTTACCATCCATCTTCAGGCCGGGACCGGGAGCATACTTATGCTTGACACAATAAACAGGATAGTAGGACATATCATATTCCTCGAACAGCTCATTGATGTCCGTTCGCAGATACATATCACAGTCCATATATAAGGCCCAGCCTTGATACATATTCAGGGCCGGAACTAGAAATCTAGTAAAGCTGAACTCACTGGAGAATGGGTGGCCGTCAATCCGATCTACATCTTGACCGTCAAGTACATCATATTTCCTATTATACATGCCCATATGCTCAACAACATCACGGCGAATAGGAACAATTCGTACATTATCAACGGCGATCCTCTCGATGGTGAACTTCAAAACTTCATAAGCCACGTCCTCCTTGGGATCGTAGCCAATGTAAACTGTATTGGGTTGTTTTTTCATGTTACTCCTTGTTGCTCCATTTTAGTTGCCCTAGAATTTGTGACATCCAGACAATGTTTACATAAATATATTCCCTCTCTATTATAGAGTGAGGGGGCGGGTTCTTCTGGTAGAAAGCCTAGCTTACAAATATAACAACACGTTTGCTCATTCATTTTACTCTTCCACATACATATATTATACTACAAAAAGCTATGCTTGTCAAGTACTTTTTTTAAAACTAAGCTCCGCAAATACCACTACTACCACTAATATCACAAATATCGTGAACTTGTATGTTGTCCTCAAACTCTTCTCCTAGTTTTTCCAGAGCTTCCTCGTAAGGGATGGCAGTAAGAGGCTGTCCACCTCGACATCCATCCGGGAAGCAAGTAAATCCACGCAGACGGTGGGCATATTTGGCTAGTGTCTGGGTAAATTTCTCCACACTATCCTCATTATTATTTTCTGTTCCCCACTCAGGTAGATTGATGGTGCTGGATATAGCCATGTCCACATACTCTTGCACATTAGCTTGGAAGTTAAGGCGTCTTTCATAATCTCCCACAAGATCCAAGGCAGATTCAATTTGGTCTGGTTTTGTACCGTAAATCTCAATCATCTCCTGAGCAGCACTGTCTACCACATATTGATAATGCCACCGCTTGTTTTTAAGGTACCTTCTCTTATAGGCCACAGCAAAGATAGGCTCTATTCCTGTGGATGTGCCAGCCAAGATACCTATAGTGCCGGTAGGAGCTATGGATCGTACTGCTATTGGCCGTGAGACCGAAAGTTTATCGGCAAAGTGTCTGGCCGTCTTGTTTGACTCAGCCTCATAGACCTTTAGCCACCTGTGTAATTCAGGAGTTGTTTCGTATCTACCTCCTCGCTGGATAAGCCATTCGTGTAGACCCATCAGACCCAGACCTAGCCGTCTATTCTTTTCTCGAACTTCATGTACTTTGGTGTAGGGTAGCTGCGCTCGGAGCGTACCGCACAAGAGAAACTTGGTTGCTAACGATACCACTTCTCGCAACTGGTTAAGATCGTCAATTCGAGCAAAATTAAGACTACCAAGATTACACACATCAGAATCATCCTCGGAAGTAACTTCTGTACAGGCGTTGCGTAACGTCTCATTCTCTTTCTCAAAGAAGTTAAAAGAGAAGCCCGGTTCAGCCGTTCGCAAAGCTTGATGTACATTAGTTTTAAATACATCTCCTACCTCTCCTGTCTCCCAGTAATTAAGTAACCATTCGGTATCGTAGTTAACAGAGATGTTGGTCATATCCAAGGGAGCTGGAAAATTAAAGTCATCCTGCTTTACATCAAAGATTGTTTGTCCTGTAGTTCCTACTGGCATATCAAACCAGTTCTTTGATATTAGAAATTTATCTATGTCTGAGTGTTTCCAATTCAGGCTGGCATAAATAGCTGATCTTCTGGACCCACCTTGCATTACATGGCGACCAATCTCATTGATCATTTGCATCTTCGGAATAGGTCCACTACTAACACCACCCGTCCCCTTTAGTATCTGCCCTTCCGGTCTATAGATGGAATAGTCAGTTCCAATACCACCCCCGGTCATCAGGCACGACTCTGATTGCCAACTAAGCTTGGCCCAATCTTCTCGGGTATCTTCTTCTGCTTTTAGAAGGTAGCAATTATTAAAGAACTTCTTATCACGCCCTGCATAATAAAGATACCTACCTCCGGGTATGAAGCGAAGGTTGGATATATGATCTATCAATTCTTCCTTCTCATCTAGGGTGAGGTGACTTTGACAGACATCATTAACCAAGGTACATGAAAGCTCGTGAAAGGTCTCAGCATCCTCGTGGGAATATTTTGTGTTGAAAATATCCTCACTGAACTTGGATCGGAATTGCGGATTTCTATTTGATTTAAACATTATCTACCTATTCATTATAATAGAGTTCAAGGATTAGCTGGGCGTAATGGATAGCCTTTTCTACATCTTTCTTTCCTTCTCCCTTCTTACGGTGTCGAGTAATATACTTTACCACGTTTCCCTCAAAATAGTCAAGACCATTCTGAAATATATATTCTACTGGCTGGATACCACAATCTTTATAGTGTTGTCCCCCTACCTGTTTGTTCAGGGCATTCTCTTCTTTCATTCGTCGGAGATAGTAGTCGTAGGTTCCTTCTCTATCACCAGCCTCACAAGAGGTAGTTAATTTTTCGTCGGACTTCATCTGTATCTCCTGATTTGATTGCATTCAAGGTGAAGGTCCGAACCATCCCCGGTTCAAGACCTGCGAGTATACAAGTATCCTCAAAGCTTTCACACGTTACACCAACAGAAGAAAAGACCCAAGCATGGGCCTGATCTCTTTGTAGTTTTATATTACTACTCTCTTGTACGTCTTCAGGTTTAATAAGATCAATGATGGCCTGAAAAATTACTGCCAGATGAAGACTTTTAATAGGATCTTTCTGAGCCACATCATAAAGAGATTCAAAATCTATATTATTATTCAATTGGATCTTGAACAGGTCTATAAAACTTACCACCTATATAATTATTGTAGTAAGCAGGTTCGTCTGTTCCCTCTAGCTTTGCGGTTAATACATGATTAATTATTTGATAATAACACTCATAGTATCTTAGACTCCGTTTATTCTTATACTCTCCAATAACCTGAAACCGGAAATGTTTCTTTCCTAGTTTTTTAATCTCTTCGTTTAGAGTCTTGTTTGATCCAGTGTAAAGCTTCCAGTCCGACTCAACTTTCTTTTTATTTTTTTTAACAAAGTATTGTTTACAACCTATGTAAGCTTTCTTTGTTTCCTTCTGAGTTATAAGATAGACAAACCCAAAAGTATTTTTAGTGTCGAGTTTCTGAGGATACTCCCAATGCATTACCAGTTCACCACCTCTTCTACATCAGGTTCTTTTGCAACTTGTGTGAGAAATCTCTTACCCTTTGCATACTGGAACACACGCAGACCCCTACCTTGGTTTGTATCCTCCCAACATTCTCTTTTATGCCCACAATAAACACAACCAACAGCAAGCTTATGATTGCCAGACTTCCCATCAGGAACATCAGCATAACACCGATCAGGTATCCGGCTATCTGCAACCATTCCTTTAAGGTATTCCACTCTCTGTTTAGCATTAATCATTTCCATCTGATGTACAGGAGTCAGGCAGATCTCTCCTGTTGATTTGTTAATAGCAAGAAAAGCAGCTCGACTAACTGCATTAGCGTGAGCATAGGCTGAGATCTGAGCAATGTATCCAAAGGGATCATCCTCCCCGAGTTTGTGATACTTAAACTTATCAAAGCCGGGACCACTTGCAGACTTACAGTCAACCAGAACACCATCAATCATAGCATCTTGGTGGCCCTTTACACCTTCTACTTCAACCTCTCTTTGCTGATCAGTTACCGTGTGACCTGAGATAGAAGCGCAAAGAAGAAGTAGCTCTTCCAAGATATACCCATATAAAAACTTTATTCGAGTAGAGGGCTGAAGCTGGACATCGTTCAAGGGTTTGTTAAGATCATACCAAAGCTGTCTGTTTGGTTTGCCAATGGCAGATAGTCGTAGGTTGGCACGATCTCTGGGCTTCTCATATAAGAACTCCTTGATGTGAACCTTAAGCATATCACCAAAGGTATCTATATGTTTGTCTACTTCCTCTTCATCCATATCAATAGGATCAAGAGTAAAGAGGTTGTAGATATCCTTAACTAATGTTTCAATTTGTTTCATTGGAGTAGTAGAGGGGGTGCCACAATGCTACCATTCAAAACAAAGTGACACCCTCCCTCCTTTCTAGTTGTTAAAAGGGTGCAGCTTCCTCTTGCACATAGCCTCCTTCTACTGGTTCAAAGTCTTGGTCATCTCTGGTGTACTCAATGAAGTCCACCACCTGCACTGCTGCCAAGTCAGCAGATACTCCTGATTTACCAGCATAGTTCCACTCGTAGGGAACGGCCTTAACATTTACCGTGCTACCATTAGCAATCAGCTTGCCATTCCAGATATTATTCTGAGAGTCTTTTATAAAGGGAGCGGCACGTTGGCTACCATCAGGACGCAAGACTTTACGCTTAATGGTAACAAAGTCACCCCGGTCGTCATCCTTGTTACTGATGGGAAGGCCAGCCCCTTCGATAACAGCTCGATTGTTATCATTAACCTCAACTTGAATAGACCAAACCGGATCGAACTTGGTGTTCGGCTCGGTGATCGAGGCATAGTGGCACTTGCCAGAAATGTAAATCGGATCGTTCATTCTGTTCTCCTTTAAAACACTGCACCATTGCAGCCATGAGTGGGGATCATTCCCCAAGACTAATCTACGCTCTGTAGTACTACTTCGTACTACTACAGAGCTTGATTAGGTACTACCAACTAAGCAACGAGTGAATTGTACCACACCTTCAGGGTGTATGTCAACAGTTATTATCATGTTTTTCTAAATAATTTACAGCCCTCCTTAAATTGTGAACATCCTCCTCAAACATACCGAGACCCTTATTGCAATGGTCACACAGCCAATCTCTAAATGCCATTGTTTTTCGATCATGGTCTACAACCCATGTATTAGATTGGTGTCTCGATTCAGGAACTAGTTTATCTCTAACCTCCTTATCTCCAGAGAGACAAATGGGACAGTGGTGATCATCTGGTTTTTTGTGTGTCCTTCTTATATTGTCTGCAAATTTTTTGCGTTCGTTGTCACATGCTTTACAGACATTCTTAAATCTTTGTGATCCATCAGCCCTATAAATTCCAGTTGCAAAGTCCTTTAAACTTTTTTCTTTTTTACAATATTTGCAAACTCTTGTTCCTTTACTTTGATCTATTGACGCTACATCTGGAAACATCTCAAATTGATCTGTCATTAATGTGTCTCCGACCAGTTGGAGCCAACCTTATGGCTGGAGTCCAGATCACATTTAAAGTTTAGTATCCCCTGCGTAGAATGGATAGCTTCCTTTGTTATCTGGCCGAAGCGTTCAATGTCGGGCTTGGCTACCTCAAACTGATACTCATCGTGTACTGAGGCTACTAGCTTGGCATCCAGCCCTGAGCTTTGTATCCCCTTATCCATTTCCACGAGCCATTGTTTGCAAACGACAGCCCCGGCTCCTTGGATAAGAGTATTTAGAGCAGCATGATCAGACCTTATATGTAACCTTCGACCATCTAAGCCCTTGATCATGCCACTCTGAGCTGCTTCCTGTATGTTAGTTCGGAGTGTCTTCAAGGGTGGAATATTCTTTAGAAACTTTTCTATTAGTTCACGCCCCGTTCGAGAAGAACCTCCTACTATCTTTCCTATCTTGGCTGCTCCTGCTCCGTAGAGAAAGGCATAGATAAAAGTCTTTGCTTGATCTCTTGTCTTTAGACCAGCGGCCTTCTGATTAGCTGTATGTATATCTCCTGTAAGAACTTCTTTTGTAAAGCTTTCATTATCCATATAATGTGCCAGACAGCGAAGCTCCAGCCCACTGGCATCTGTACCTACAAGTCTGTGTGTCTCTGGATTTGATACCGTCCAGAGGGATCGACACTCCTTCCCGAATGGAGAGTAGACTGCCGGAACCTGTGCCATGTTAGGCTTGTGGTGAGCCATACGTCCTGTTATGGTACGAAGGGTAAGAACCTTACCGTGGACTCGACCATCCTCCTGACACTCTTGTATCCACGCTCTAAGAAGTCCGGTACGCTTCTGAAGAAGGAAGTATCTACTAAACATCTGAGCCTCAGGCATGTCTTTAATCTTAGAAAGGACATTTTCATTAACAATAATATTACCCTTATCTGTATGCTTCTTGGGCTTCCATCCTCTCTCTACCAGACGTTCAGCAATCTGTTTCCTACTGGCTATGTTAAATGGAATATGTTTAACTTTAGTTTTTAACTGAACTTCTGTGGGTTCAAACATTTCGTTGGCCTGAAATTCAAGCTGACGTTGTTCGTCTTCCAGTCTAGCCAAGAGGATCTGGCCCTCCATAAGATTGAAAGCAAAGCCATTATCTTGTTGTCTGTCTATTATTATTCTTATCTGACGCTCCAGATCATACGCCTCTGGACTAAAAATTCTCCCTTCTTGTTCAAGACTAACCCCAAGCTTCCGGGTAAGTTCAGTATCCCGAATGCAGTACTCCAACATCTTCTCACTATACTCTTCGAACTCAGTGAACTCTCCCTTGGTATAGTCGAGCCGCTCACCCCAAGATGCCAGAGAGTGTCCTCCATCCCGGACAGGATTGTACAGTTGAGATTCAATTAATGTATCTCTGATCTTATGGGATTTTATTTTAGCATTAGCCAGTCGGTTAAGGATGGGGCCGTCGAAGCTAAGACCATTGTGCATAATAAATTGATCTATCTTTCCAGACCATCCCCCGAACTGACTACATTCATCTCCAACCCATTGTCTTGTTTCTCCTGTTTGATAATGTTGAGCGACTATGCAATGTATCTTTGTTGCATCTAGGCTGTCTGTCTCTATATCAACAACTGCTTTCATCATAGGTCATATCCATTAGGTATGCATCACTGGTTGAGATGTGAAAGAACTTCTCTCCTTTCTGGATGTTCCGGTTGGGAGCCTCTCTAACATCACAGTCAAGAAGAGTATGACCATCTATATGCCATGCCTTCTTGCAATCATTCCGGAACACAACAAATGTTAGTACATCATCGGGACATTCCTCTTTCCATTTATCAAGAAGCCTTCTCTTTCTTTCAGGGATACGTATCTCATCCCAAGAGTCAGGCCAATCTCCCCTCCAAGAATATTTTATCTCTACCTCGTAGAGAAGTCTGGGTAGGTCACCATCTACTGTGCAGACTATATCAAAGTAATATGTATCGTTCGTAGAGATGTTAGAGTGATCGTGTTCTTTAAGCCAACCTACCATATGCTTCTTAGCTTTGGTGTCGGCTATATCGTAGAGTGTTTTATTAAAGGGCTTCTTGACTTGCATTTTTACTCTCCTTGATAAACGTGATTTCTTTCTATCTTAAATTTGCGTAAGATTTTGCTGTTGATGGAAACTCTTTTCTTATATTGTTTATTACTTAATTTTCTTTTTCGTTCTGTATCAATTAGAAAGTCATACTCCCATTCATTAATCCAATCCTTTTCATAAATGTATTCGGTTGTCACTTCATTGAAGGATTTATCTACATCCTTAAATACTTTTTTTATGTTTGTAAAGATTAGATTAGACGGCAGATCTGTAAATTTATTTATACAAATATTACCCACCTGAGTTGAATTACCATTAAGAGAATTAGTAATTCGACATAACTCACATATGGGAGTTTTACCACACAAACAACTTTCCCACTCCTCCTTTCTTGCAAAATCAATCCTAACTAATTTCCATTCTAGTTTTGCCTCTTCCCATATGTCAGCCTCAGATAATTCAAGAATCCTTTTAATAAAAGTTTCAGAATATTTGGTTTTATGAACTTCATTAAATTCTTTGCAGCTATAACAGTATGAATGGTCAGCGTATATTGCAAGGGCATCGGAGGAACCACACTTAGAACATGGTTCCATCATTGGTTTCTCAAGTTCCACTTTATTCATCCTCCAAGAAGGGGTTATCGATCTGTGTCATTCTACCAGTTTCTTTGTCGTAATGCAAGTGACAAGCAACACCAGTGTCTCCGGTGTATCTATTCTTCAGGATACGAACGGTGGTTGTGTTGGCCTCCACCTCATCTTCCGCTTGCTGGTTGCGCTCCAGAGCTATGACACTATCACTTAGATGTGCTATACTGGCAGAGCCACGCAGATGCGAGAGAGATACCTCCCTCCCCTCCTCGTGACCTCTATCACCACCCGGCCTACGAAGATGACTGACAAGTAGCAAAGCTATCCCAGTCTCCTCAACCAGAGAACGTAGCTTGGTCATCAAGACATCGATAGACTTACGCTCATCTCCAAAGTCTTCCTGACCTGATACTAGAATAGATAGGTGATCCAGAAAGACCCACTTACAATCAAGAGCCTTTGCCATATACCGGACACGATCAAGGATCTCATCGTTGCTTATGGAACCAAAGTGATCAAAGGCAAAGAACCTTCGGCTACCTACTGTCTTGTCTTGCCACTCCTTTAATTGTTCCGGGGTGAATCGATCTCGTATTTCTTTTATATATAGTCTGGCATTAGCCTCAACACTCATAATGTTAAATGTTGTACTACGTGTGCTTTCTTCCAGAGCAAGTAGTCCAAGGTTGTCTTGGGTGCTTCCCATAATGTGATGCATTAGTTCACGCATAACACTGCTCTTACCCATACCAGCACCAGAGGTGAAGGTAACTAGCTCTCCGGTACGCATACCGTAGGTCTTCTCATTTAGTTTATCCCAAGGATAAGAACATGTCTCATGGTATGTCTCATCGTAGAGACTGTCTCCCAGATCACCAAGATTTATAATACCAGCAGGAGTATAT